ACTACCTCGCTGTCGACATCTGCCCTGGACCCGGCGTCGACATCGTCGCCGACGCCACCACCTACCGGCCCACCGAACGGTTCGACTGCTGCGTCTGCACCGAAGTCCTCGAACACGTCCCGGACCCTGACGGGTTCATCGCCACCGCCTGGGGGGCGCTCCAGCCGGGCCGTGTCCTGATTCTCACCGCCGCCGCCCCACCTCGAGCACCCCACTCCGCGGTCGATGGCGGGCCGCTCCGGCCCGGCGAGTGGTACCTGAACGTGGACGAGGACCGGTTGGCGGCGTGGCTCGTCGGCTGGAAAGACGCCGGGATCGAAGTTCACGACGACCGGGGCGACATTTACGCCGTAGCGAGAAAGCCGGACTGAGGAGGCGATGGGTGTCGGGACCTGCTCGTAGACCAATCGCTGAGCGGATCATGGGGAAGTTCCTGGTGGGGGATGGCTGCTGGGAATGGACCGCGTCTAAAACGCGTGGGGGTTACGGCCAAATCAGCATCGGCGGGCATTCGGCCCGTCCGGTCCGGGCGCATCGAGCGGTCTACGAGACGCTCATTGGCCCGATCCCACCCGACGCGCTGCTGTGCCACCAGTGTGACAACCCGGGTTGTGTACGCCCAGACCACATGTTCATTGGAACTCAGTACGACAACATGCGTGACGCGAGGGACAAGGGTCGGCTGACATACGCCCGGCCATGGGCAGGCAAGAACGCTCGGCGCAAAACACCGATGCAAGGAAACGACTGATGGCCCTCACGAATTGCTACACCACACTTGCGCTGCTTCGGACGTTCATGGGCGCCCCCACCACTCCCGGCGACGAGCTCCTCGAGGCGGCGATCAACGCCGCGTCACGGTCGATCGACAACTATTGCGGCCGACGCTTCTGGCTCGACGGTACAGCGGTGGCCCGCACCTTCGTCGCGACCAGCTCCGCGTCGCTCACGGTGCCCGATGGGATCGGGACCACCAGCGGCCTGATCATCAAGACCGACCTGGCCGGCGACGGCACGTTCGAGACGACCTGGGCGGCGACCGACTACGAACTCCGCCCGGTCACCGCCGCCGTGGCGTTCCCCGAAGCGGAACCGTGGACCGCTATCGGAGCGATCGGCACGTTGACGTTCCCGACCGCCACAGCCACTGGCCGGTCTGATCGGATCCAGATCACAGCGAAGTGGGGTTGGCCGGCCGTCCCCGACGCGGTCGCCTACGCCTGCCGCCTCAAAGCGGCCCGGCTCGTCAGCCGCAAGGATTCGCCGCAGGGCGTCGCCGGGTTCGGCGACTTCGGCCCCGTCCGCCTGACATCCCGTGAGGACTCCGACGTGGTCCTCCTCCTCGACCCGTACCGGCCGGTGTCCGTCGCATGAACCTGGCCACGATCCGCGACGACCTCAAAGCCCGTCTCGCCACCATCAGCGGCCTCACCACCTACGACACGACGCCGGCCAAACCGGAGGTGCCGTGCGCGATTGTGCAGCCGAAGTCGGGGTTGGTGCACTCTGCGTTCGACCGCGGATCGGGAGACATCCAGGTCGCCGTCATCGTGCTCGTGCAGTGTGCCGAATGGTCCTCAGCCCAGGACGCCCTCGATACCTACCTGGGCGTCGGTGTCACCGGGTCCATCGTCGATGCTCTCGAGCTGACCGCCGGAGCAGCCGAGGTAACGGTTGACACATGGGATGAATACGGGTCGGTCACCGCGGGGGAGAACATGTTCGGCACTGTCACACTCAACCTGACGGTCCGCTCATGAGCTTCGGGGCCGACAGTCCGGTCGTCGCCGCAGGCAAGTTCGGGTTGCTCGCCAAGGGACTCGCCGGGTTGGAGAAAGAGGTGCTGCTTCAGGGTGGGCTGATCGTGAAGCGTTCTGTTCAAGCCCAACTGGTGGCTGCCGGGGCGGGAAGCGGCCGGCTGCGCGGTGTTGGCAAGAAAGGCGCCAAGGTCGGAGTACGGGTTGATCCTCTCGGCCGGGCCGTGTTGGTGCGGGCAACCGGTCCGGTTCATCTCCTCGAATCGAACACCAGAGCGCACCGCATCCCGAAGGATTCTCGGGCTTCGACGTGGGTGATCTCTATCCCAGGGGTCGGAGTCCGAGCGTTCGCCAACGTCAAGGGCACCAAGGGCAAGCATCCGTGGGCGAAAGGCGTCGTGACCGCGGCGCCGATGGTTGGGAAAGCGAATCAGGTTGCGTTGACGAAGACCCTCGGAGCGGTGTTCCGGTGAGGGTCCTCGTGGTCGAACCGGGGGTCGACTATTCCCCGATGGACATGGCGTCGGGGTGGACGAAAGGGTTCCGTCAGGCGGGCTGCGAGGTGGTCGAGTTCAACCTGGCTGACCGGCTCGTGTTCTTCTCCGCCGCTCACATGGACCGGGACGGCACATGGGAGCGGGCATTCGACCGGGACGCTGCTATCCACCTCGCTGTCAACGGGCTCGAGGCGGCGTGCTACGAGTTCGCCCCCGACCTTGTCGTCATCATCTCCGGGTTCTTCATCGCCTACGACCTGTACCGGCTCATGCGGGCTCGAGGGTCGACCGTCGTCGTGGTCTGCTCCGAGGAGCCGTACGAGACGGAACGGGAACTTCGCCTCGCTGAAGTCGCCGACGTCGCCGTCCTGAACGACCCGACGAACCTTGAACAGTTCCGGGCCGTCAACCCGAAGAGCTGGTATATCCCCCACGCCTACGACCCTGACGTTCACCGCCCGGGGCCGGCCACCCCCGCCGCCGTGTCCGACTTCGCGTTCGTCGGAACAGGCTTCCCGTCCCGCATCGACTTCTTCGAACAGGTCGACTGGACCGACATCGACGTCGCGCTGGCCGGGCAGTGGCGCAACCTCACATCTGACTCGCAGCTCCGCAAACACCTGGCGCACGACATCGGGGCGTGCTGCCCCAACGACCAGGCCGTCACCCTCTACCAGTCCACCAAGGTGTCGGCGAACCTGTACCGCCGGGACCTGATCAGGGGGGGCACCGCGACCGGCTGGGCCATGTCGCCCCGTGACGTCGAACTGGCCGCCACCGGCTGCTTCTTCCTCACCGAACCCCGAGGCGAGAACCTCGAGGTGCTCCCCATGGTCCCCACGTTCGACGGGCCCGCCGACTTCGAGGACCAGCTCCGCTGGTACCTCGCCCACCCGGGCGAACGGGCCGACATCGCCGCCGCTGCCCGCCGAGCCGTGGCAGACAGAACGTTTCTCAAGAACGCCCAAGAGCTACTCCGGCTCCTCGGCTCCTAAGAAAAGAAAGGCACGACCATGGCCAAGATCGCTGGACGCAGAGGCGCTCTCTATGTGGATCTCAGTGGTTCCGGTTCCGCATCGCCAGTCCCGTACCTGAAGAAGTACACCTTCTCATCGAAGGTCGGGACGATCGACGTCACCTCCTTCGGTGACACCACCAAGACATACGTCGCTGACCTCCCCGACGCGCAGGGCACCTTCGACGGGTTCTACGACACGGCGACCAGTCAGCTCTATTTGGCAGCCACTGACGGCATCGCGAGAAAAACGTACCTCTATATGGACACGGCGATCCCGGGCACCTACCTGTACGGCACAGCCACGTTCGACATGGACCTCGACGTGGACGTGGCCGGCGCTGTCGCCATCTCCGGGTCGTTCAAGGCCGCCACGTCGTTCACGAAGGTCGGCTAGGGCCGTGCCGTTCATCATCACGTACAACGACGAGGAGTTCTCCACGGACAACCTCAGCATCGAGGAAGCGGAAGCGATCGAAACGGCTCTGGGGATCACCTGGTTCGAGATGAACCCGGCCCGTTCCGCCGGCCAGTTCAAGGTTGTCACCGCCGTGTTCCTCGCCCGCACCCGTGACGAAACCGAGGCGGCCAAGACCGCCGCGGCGATCACGGTCGGGGAGGCCCGCAAAGCGGTTCGCTGGGAAAAGGACGACATGCCCGACGCGTACGAGGAGGGTCTCCCAAAAGCGGAGGGCGTACCTGGGACGCCTGGATAGTGCGATTTTCGCTGCCCCCATGGAACTGGCCCCCTGATGTGACGAGACGCCAGAAGATCCGCGACCTGATGGTCCTCATGGAGTCGACGCGCTAATGGCCACCGAACGGCTCGCTCTCATCCTCGAAACGTTGGGTGCCGACAAGGCCGTCGGGCAGATCAAACAGGTCGGGAAAGCAGTCGGTGGTATCGCCGAATCGACCGGGGTTGGAACCAGCGGCCTGAAGAACCTGTCGGTTGCCGGGACCAGCCTCGGTGATGTCCTGGGCAACAAGGTGGTCGTCGGCGCGCTCGGCGCCGGCGCCGCCATCGGCGTGTTCGCCGCCGCGTCAGCAAAATCGTTCGTTGAGGCGACCGCGTCGGTCCGCGAGTTCCAACGGGCCAGCGGCGCATCAGCTGAGGACGCATCGAAACTCGTGTTCGCCATGGAACACCTCGGTATCCCCACCGAAACAGCGTCGCGGGCCGTGTTCATGCTCGGCAAAAACCTCGAGGTGAACGGCAAGAAGCTCGCCGGGTTCGGGGTCAACGCCGTCCGGGGAGCTGACGGCACCACCGACCTCGGAGCGACCCTCCTCAGTGTCGTCGACGCGTTCCAGAACACCAGCGACGCCGGCGAACGGGCCACTCTCGTACAGGCGGCGTTCGGAAAGTCCGGTCTCGCGCTCCTTCCCATCCTGTCAAAAGGACGGGACGGGATCGCCGAACTGTTCGACGCCGCCGAACGGAGCGGCCACGTCTTCTCCGACGGGGACCTCCAAACCGGCAAAGAGTTCGGGTTGGCGATGAAAGAACTCAAAGCGGACCTGGAAGAAGTCGGTCTCGTTGTCGGCCGGGTTGTCGTCCCGGTGTTCACCGATCTCATCGGGATTCTCGACGGTGCTGTCAACGGCGCCAAAGGACTCGTCGGGGCGCTCTCCAGCATCCCCGGTGTGTCCCAGGTCTTCGAAGGGGTGTCCGTCTGGGGTCACGCTGCCGGGGTCGCTATTGATTGGCTCGCTCAGAAAGACGACCAGCAGACCGGCACGGCGGAAGACAACGCCGCCGCCAACGAGGACGCCGCCGGCGCTCTCGATGAGCGAACCGCGGCCGCCGACAAGTTCTCGAAGTCGGTGTTCGCCGCTGCTGACGCCGACCAGGCCGTCGCCGACGCATCCCATGCCATCGCCAAACTCCAGCGGGAACAGACCGACGCCCAAAAGGACTACAACGAACTTCTCAAGAAAGGCGCGGTCGATGAAGCAAAGGTCGCCGACGCGAGACGGTCCCTCGCCGAAGCGACCCGCTCCGTCGGTCACGCCCAACGAGACCAAGCGAAGGCCCAGAAGGAATACAACGAGGCGCTTGCCAACGCCAACGATCTCCACGGCTACGACACCGCCCAGGAGAAACTCGCCGATGCTGGCGGCAAGCTGGCTGACGCCAACGACAACGTCGCGTCGGCACTCGACCGGCAGAAGGACGCTGCTGCCGACCTGGCCAAAGCCAGAGCGGGCGATCCTGACTACCAGAGCAAGCTGGCCGACGCCAAACAGAAGGTCGCAGACAAGACCGACGCCATCAAAGACGCCACCGACAAACTGTCGAAGAAGGAATACGAAGCGGTCAAAGCCCACGATGCCGAGAAGACCGCCATCGAGGGGAACTCTGCGGCGGCGCAACTGCTCCTCGCCGACCTCAAAGCTCTGGTTAAGTTCCACCCGAACCTGATGGCGGCGCTCGCCCCTGAGATCGCTCTGCTTTCAAGTCTCGGCCCGGTGGTCGCCGGCTGGAAACCGCTCGCCCCGGGAATCGCCGGGCCGCCATCACCGATTCTCGGGACGGGCCTCGGTGGGGCAGCGGGCCCGCCGGTTCCCACCCAGCCTCTCGCCACACCGATCGTCCATCCAGCCGGCTTCATCGGGCCGCTCCTGCCTGGCCAGACGGTCGCTGCCGGACCCACGACGAACAACTTCACGATCAACGCCACCGGCGGTCTCACCGACGCCCAGCTCATCGCCAGGGAAGTCATGTGGAACCTCAACTAAGGCGAGGTCGCTGACGATGGCATCGATCACCGTGACACTCGGCAGCATCACCTTCGGCGGCGGCGCCGACAGCGACGGCGACCGGTTCACCGTCAACGACCTGCCGGGCTGGACCGGCGCCGCCGTCGAGCTCGTCACCGTGGAGAAACCCCTGTCAGCCGGGGCGGTTGTTGTCCGGGGCCGCTACACCGGCCGGCACCTGTCCATCGTCGGTCATGCGATCGCTACGAACGCGGCGACGGTGTGGCGTGTCCGCAACAAACTCGAAGCGTGCGTGACGCCGGGCGCTGATTACACCTTGACGGTGGTCGAGCCGTCGCCGGGGAGCTCGAAGACGTTGACGGTGCGTCTGGCGGATGCGTTGCGGGTCCGGCCGGCTGGTCCTCGGGCAGTGGAGTTCGAGATTTCATTGTTCGCGGCGAACCCGAGGAAGGCGTGGCCGCATGCAAGGCCGATCTAGGCGGCTGCTACCAGGAGCACGGCCACTGGATCAACATGACCGAGCCCAACATCCGCGTCGTCGGCTGCGGCTTCTACAAGATG